TCCATTCCCGACACCGTCGGCGCCTGAACTTATGTCCAACAAAATGCAATACGAAGGACCGACCCTCAAGTCCTTCTACGGTTGGCTTCAAATCCTGTTCATCGCCTACAAGCTCGCCGGCATCATCGACTGGTCTTGGTGGTGGGTGCTAACCCCCGCAATCGCTGTCTTCTGCCTGCGCTTCTTTCACGAGCTGGGAGCCAGCCTAAAGGCTCGGTTCAAAATCAACGTCAAGTAGTCATGGCAAAGTGCCAGGAGATGACCACGCGCAACCGCAAGTCCAGCGCGTCCAGCCTCACGCCCGAGCAGATTCAGTCCGCTCACAGGTCGGGAATCAACCCCCGCCGCCTAGCGTGGATTCTCAAGTGCCCCCACGGCGGACACGCCAACCCCGGCTGCAAGACCTACAGCCGCAAGACCTCATGAGCTCAAGCCACCGCCCCTACCTCCCCGCGCCTGTCAAGGGCGTCGAGGCCCCGGCCATCATCCGCAAGTGGCAGCGCTTCCTGGTCGTCGGCTGCATCCACTCGACCCGCGCGTGCCCTGTGGCCGTCCAGTCCATCGTCGACTTCATCCTCCGCTGGAAGCCCGACGTGGTCGTCGTCAACGGCGATCTCCTCGACCTCGAGGCCTTCATGGGCTCCGTCAAGGACAGAGACGGCGTCGAGCCTGTCGCCGACGACGTGGACGAGGGGATACGCATCCTCAACCTCTTCGCCAATGCCTGCCTGGAGGCCGGCTCCTACCTCGTCTTCAACGAGGGAAACCACGAGGCTCGGCTGTGGCGCGCCATCGCCGGAAACAACGAGGCCGCCGCCTTCGCCGCATTCCGCATCCAGTCCGAGATGAAGGCGGTCGTCCGCCGCGCCGGCGGGACCTACGTCGAGTACCGTGGGATCTGGACAGGCTACCTTCTCGGCGAGACCCTGCTCATCACCCATGGCTCGGTATTCAACGTCAACGCCGCCCGCGACATGGCCCAGGCCTACGCTCGCGGGGGCATCTCGACCGTAATCTTCAACCACACGCACAGCCCGGGCTGGGCAATCGGGAACCGTGACGACGCTCCGATGGGCATCAACGCCGGCACCCTACAGCGCCGCGCATCGCCCCTCGCCTCCTACGCCGACGGCCGCCTCAAGACCTTCTCGTGGATGCCCGGCTGCGCCTACGGCGAGTTCGCCGACGACGTAGCCGTGCCGTCCCTGTACGTCCACCCCCTCGCCCTCGAGGGACAGCCCTGGAGACTGCCGTGAGCGACCAGACCTCAGGCCACCGCCCCTCGACCAAGGAGCTTATACAGATGCTCCGCCAGCCTTACGTGGACACCGTCCCGCCGGGCTGGTACTCGTCGAAGGACATCCGCCTAGCACTCCGCATCTCGCAAGGCTACGTCAACCAGGCCATCAGGCGCATGATCGAGAACGGCCAGATTACGGAGATTCGCAAGTACAGGGTCGCGCACGACGCCCGGGGGCCGACCCCTGTCCCGCATTACAGGTTCACCCAGGAAGCCGAGAATGTCCTATCCTTGACCCGCTCGCCGCAATAGCACAAAACCCTCCCCGGGGCTGCCACCCCTAACCCTCCCCACAAATCCCCACATGAGCAACGCACACACGCAACGCTTCCCTGTCGACGCCGAGCGACACGTCCTCGCCTCCGCCTTCTGCGACCAAGACTGGCTGGCCACCGCCCGCCACGAGCTCGAGCCGCGCCACTTCTCCGAGCCTGTCCACCGCATCCTCTGGGAGGCCGTCCTTGCGACCTACGCCGACGGCGCGCCGGCCGACGAGATTAGCGTCCTCGAGCACCTCCGCCGAGACGGCAACGTGGACGCGGTCGGGGGCGTGGCCGGCGTCAACTCCATAAGCTCGACCCTGTACGCGCCCAACCCGAACGTCCGCCGCTGGCAGGAACAGGTCGTCGAGGGTCACAAGCTGCGCAGCCTCTCGTCCGCCCTCGAGCGCCTCAAGCAGATGTCCGACGCCTCGGTCGTCTCCGCCGAGGAGATAGCCCGCGAGGCCGCCGCCATAGCCGACCAGGCAGGCCACCGTCGCAAGCCCGGCGACTCCGGCCCCCAGCGTTTCGACTGGCGGCAGATGCTAACCTTCGACCCCAAGCAGGACCCCGACTGCATCTTCGGCGACCGGTGGCTCTCCCGAGGCCACTCCGCGATGTTCATCGCCGGCACAGGCGTCGGCAAGTCGACCTTCATCAACGGCGCCGCCTGCCACTGGGCGCTCGGCAAGGACTACTTCGGCCTGCGTCCCAAGGTCGGCCCGCTCCGAACCCTCATCGTGCAAAGCGAGAACGACCAGTCGGACACGGCGGAGACGGTCCAGGGCGCCCTGCACGGCATGGGCATACCCCTCGGCTCCGAGACCGCCGACCAGATCGGCGAGCGCGTCGCCTTCTTCCGCGAGTCCGTCCGCACCGGCGAGGAGTTCGCCAAGGTCCTTCGCGGCCTCATCCTCGACCACCGAGCCGACGTCACGGTAATCGACCCGGTTCTCGGTTTCAGCGGAATAGACATGACCAAGCAGGACCAGCTCTCCCGATGGCTCCGAGGCATCCTCCAGCCCATCCTCTCCGAGACGCGCACCCTGCTCTTCAACGTCCACCACACGAACAAGCCGCGCCCGGCCTCCGAGTCCGCCGTCCTCAACTTCGACAACATGGCCTATCTGGGCGCGGGCGGCGCCGACCTCGCCAACTGGCACAGGTCCACCCTCTCGCTCTTCAAGGACCCCACCCCCGACGGCGAGGACGAGCAGCCGCACTACTCCCTCATCGCCGGCAAGCGCGGGGGCCGCTCCGGCCTCACCGACAGCCAGGGGAACTTCACCCGCGTCGTCCGCCTCCGGCACTCCCGCACCCCGGGCATCGTCCGCTGGGAAAGGCGCACCGACGACCTCGCCATCCCCGCCGCCAGCCCGACCCCATCGAAATCGTATTCTAAGGCCTCTGGACACCCTAGGGGCGGTCCTACCCTTCCCGCCTAGGGAAACCCCCCGCAGAATAGAAGCCAGACCCCGCCGTCGAGGCCTCTAGTCCGCCCACCTCCTCCCAATCCCGCCATGACCACCACCCGAACCCAGTTCACACTGCCAGTTCACACTGCCAGTTCAGACGTAGACAATACACTCCCCCCTAAAGGGGGAGAGTGCTATTGTGTGCGAGATACCTCGCTCTCCCCCCTGCGGGGGGCTCGGTACTCGCAGGTGCCCCCAGGGGCAAGGAAGCGAGGCCCGAGATGAGCAGGCCCTATCGGAAGTCCTGGGCCGTCAAGCGGAACGCAATCCGCTTCGCCCAGCATTGGCGCGAGCGATGGGCCAAGGACGACGGAACGATGCGATCCAACCTGGAGAGGATTAACTCCGGCAGGAAAAAGACAGCGAGGGAGCGCACCGACAGGCTCGCCAAGATCCTCTCGACCATGCCGGCCACGGTCAAGTCATCCGAGCTCAGGGAAGAGCTGTCGAAGGCTTTCCAGCGACAGGGACTCACGCTCGACCCCCAGCGCTTCAACTCGATGCGCGTCGCGCTCTGGCGAAGGAAACTAATCGAGCACGACGCGGCCTCGCTCTCGTGGCGAATCCTGCCGAAATAATTCCGACTGTTGCCTCGCGAAAACAAACCGCTTTTGTGTCAAGCCATGTCGCAGGAAAACGATGACAGGACGCTCGACGAGCGCCACCGCCAGGAACAGGCGGAGGCCGCTTTCCAAGAGGCCTGCGAGACGCTCAGCTACCACTCGCAGAACTTCCTCGTCTTCGTCCGCACAGGGAAGGGAAGATACCTCCGGCACATCGAGGGAAAGAACCACGCCGAGCGGATCTGCCTCGCCTCCGGCGTCGCGACGCACCTGAACGACATCATCGCCGAGCTCGGACTCCTCGCCGCCGAGCGCGTCGACATCGAGGACGAGGAGAGGGGGATGCGGGATGCCTAGGCGGGACGACCCCATGCCCGACCCGGAGAAGGTCTACGACTCCTGGTTCCGCAAGCAGCCCAAGCGGGCGCAGGCCGAGCTGAGGGCCAAGGGCCTCGGGCCTCACTGCGAGATGCCGGGCAGCCCGAACGTCTTCCCGGTCATCGAGAACCACGCCGCGTTCGGCGTCCAGCCAGACCTCGTCGGCGCCCAGCCCGAGCCTGAGACCGAGGAGTTCATCTCGGCGACCGAGCTTCGACACCGACTGCAGCTCGTCTTCGAGGCGCTCGAGCAGTACGCCTCGCCCGAGATGCTGACAAACCTCCGCTTCATCCGCGCCCTCCTGGGCGGCCATGCCTCGGGCATGTCGCTCGCCTCGCTCGCCAAGGAACTCGGCATCAGCAAGCAGGCTGTGGCCTGGCGCTCTCGCCGGATCCTCGCCGCGCTCGGCCGCGTGTCCAAGTCGTCAGCCATCGCCCGCGAGATTGAGCAGGCGACAAAAGGACAGCCACCCATCGAGCCCGAGCCGTCAACAGCGCCGGCTGGAACCGTGGCGGTGGGCCCCTATCTCATTTTTAAGCAAACCAAGGCACCGCCTCGGAATTATACAGGCAAAAGTGTAGAAAAACCAGCAAAAGTGCCTCGGGGAGGGGTGGCTAAGGCATCTCTTTGCACAAAAGTACGCAAACGCGTGGTCATCGACCCCGCTGTTTTTACGAAAAAGCGGGTTTTTCGCGGAGGGCGTTACCCGGCCATGCCGAAAAAACGACAGGGGCGTGTATAATTCCGAGGCATGCTGAAGAACTCCGACATCGCGAAGGCCCTGGGCGTCACGCCGCAGCGCGTCATCGCGTTGAAGCGGCGAGGCATGCCGGACGGCCCGGACATCGAGACGATTCTCCGCTGGCGGGAGGAGCGAATAAAGACGCACGGCTCGGGAGCGGGTACGGCGCCGAAGGTCGATGCGGCTCGGCCCGAGACGATCGCGGGCGGCTCCCTGGAGGAGCGCATCGAGAGGCACAAGCTGCGGGTCGACGAGGCCGAGCGCGTGTGGCAGGCGTCGATGCTCAACGGCGACAGCAACTCGAGCAAGTTCCAGTCGGCCTACAACCAGTCGCTTAAGACCCTGGTCTCCCTCGAGAACGAGGTCTTCGACCGAAAGGTTAAGGCGGGCGAGTTCATCCGGCGGTCGGACGCGGAGCAGTCGATGCTCGCCCTGGCCAACGTGGTCATAACGCTCGCCGAGAAGCTGCCGATGGAGCAGGGGGACAAGTGCAACCCCGACCAGCCGGCGAGGGCGGTCAAGGCCCTCGAGGAATGGGTGCTCGCCTTCCGCCGCTCCGTGTCCGACTCGGCCTGCACGCTGGCGCTGGAGGAGGACGGCAAGGGTGATTGACTCCCGGCTGCTCGAGGTCGCCGCCGCCGCCATCGTCCCGCGCACGACCGGCGACCCGCTCGACTGGTTCGAGGCGAACATCGAGTCGATTCCCGGCGCGCTGAAGGCCGGCCACTTCGACAGGCGCACCCTGCCCTGGGTATCGAAGGCGCTGCAGATCACGCTCGACCACGAGACGCGGGTGCACGTCATGATGTGGGGGACGCAGCTCGGGAAGTCCTTCACGCTCTCCGCCGCATCGGCCTATCTGGCTGTCAACTACGGAGCCCCGATTCTGGTCCTGCAGGATGTCCAGAAAAACGCCGACGACTTCAACCTGTTGAGCCTCCGCCCTCTGCTCGCCAAGTGCAAGCCGGCGCGGGAGCTCATCATCCCCGAGAACGAGAAGAGCGAGGTCATCCGCTTCCGCAACGACTCGGTCATCTGGGTCCTCTCGGCGAACAACGAGAACAACCTCCAGCGGCGCACGATCCGCTACGTCATCGCGGACGAGGTCTGGGAGTACAAGCCGAACCGGGTCGACCAGGTGAAGAAGCGCGTCGACGCGTACCGCCACCTCGGGCGCTGCGTCTTCGCCTCGCAGGGCGGCGTGGTCGGCGACCAGATGGACTCGCTCTGGAACGGCACCGACCAGCGCGAGTGGCACTTCGCCTGCCCGGCCTGCGGGGACGGACGGCTGCAGCCGTGGATGTGGGAACAGGTTCGCTTCCCGGAGGAGGCGAGGAAGGGCGGGGGCTGGGACAAGCTGGCGGTCTCGCAGGGCACGACGTACGAGTGCGTCCACTGCAGGACGCGACTGCCTGACCGCGACAGCGTTCGCGCCGAGTGCAACGCCAAGGGGGACTTCGTGGCCATGGCCCCGCTGCAGGAGGCCGGGGTGATAGGGACGAGGGTGCCGGCGCTGGCGCACCTGTCCTGGGGCAAGCTTGGGGTCGAGATGCTCAAGGCGTCCGAGGCCTTCGAGCAATACGGCGATGCCGAGGGCCGTAAGATTTTTAAGATGAAGCGGCTGGCGATGTCATGGTCGGAGGACGGCGGGTCGATGATCTCGGACTTCAAGGCGGCCGACTACAAGATGGGCGAGGGGTTCGCGGACGTGGCCTGGCTCAACGCCGGCGGGCGGTTCGTCACCGTCGGCCCCAACGCCGAGACGAAGGACCTCATCCGCCTTCGCGTCATGTTCGTCGACAAGCAAAAGGACAGGTTCTACCTCGAGGTGCGGGATTTCTCGCGGGACGGACGGAGCCATCAGGTCCACGCCTGCGAGGCGCACGGCTGGCACGAGCTCGACCAGATCGCCGCCCGCTTTAACGTGCACCCCGCGATGATAGGTGTCGACTCGGGCTGGGACCACGCCGAGGTCTACAGGGAGACGGCGGCTAGGAACTGGAAGGCCATGAAGGGTTTCGGCCAGGACGACTTCGCAATCCCCGGCAACAAGCGCCGCTTCTATTCCGAGCCCGAGCGAATCCTGATGCCAGGGGGCAAGCAGGCCCGGCTGGTCAAGTTCTCGAACCTCGCCTTCAAGGACATGCTCTACGGCATGAGGGTTCGAAAGCTCTTTACCTACGCCTCGGACGCTCCGGCCGAGTACGGCGAGCACATGGACGCCGAGGTCCGGCTCAAGGACTCGCGGACAGGCAAGCCGATGTGGGTCCTTCCGCAGGGGAAGGAGAACCACTATTACGACTGCGCGGTCGGCAACCTGGTGCTCGCCGTGCGCTGGGGAGTCGGGGGCCGGGAGGTCGCGTCGCCCCAGCAGGCCGAGACCGGCGGCGAGTCGGTGGGCAGTTTTCCCGCCGGCCAATAGTGTATGGCAAAAGGGCTGTTCACCGTAGGCTTCACCGTGCAGGATGTCCTCGACATCCAGGCCAAGGCCAAGGCCGACCTGAAGCGCGGCCAGACGATCTCGTCCTATTCCGTTGCCGGAGCCTCGTTCAGCAAGACGCAGACCGCCCCTGTGATGGAGATTCTCGACGAGTGCCGGTACGCCCTGCAAGTCCTCGACCCCGCGCGCTTCGGCTCGCCGAGGAACATCATCCGCACCTCGTGGCGAAACTTCAATGGCTACTAAGCGAACCTCGTCCCGCAAGTCATCCGCGACCGCCCCCGCGCGGCGCAAGCCCGGGAAGGCCCGGGCCGGCATCCCGGCCGGCGGCTCCCTGCGCCCTCGCGCCGGCCTGACCGCCCAGGAGTACTTCAACTCGGCGGGGGACGGCAACGACGTTCGCTCTGACCTCCGCCTTCCGCAGCCACGCGACTACAAGAAGGACCTCACGCCGACGGTGCGGAAGGACCTCGTGTCCAAGATGCGCCACGGCATGCGGAACAGCGGCGAGTTCCGCCAGATCGTGGGGGACTTCGTCAACTACGGCGTCGGCTCGGGCATCACCCCGCAGTCGCACGCCGAGGACCCCGACGTGGCCAAGGAGCACACGGCCTACTTCATGGAGTGGGCGAAGCGCTGCGACATCACGAACCGCTTCTCGTTCTGGGACGTGCAGCGCCTGAGCGAGCGTGGCCGCTCCACAGATGGGGACTATTTTGAGGCGGTCGTGCGGGACGAGCGAGGGGACATCAAGGTCCAGCTGATAGAGAGCCACCGGGTCGCGACGCCCTACGACGCGAAGGACCCCCGCTCGGTTGACGGCGTCAACTTCGACGCCTTCGGGCGTGTCGTCTCCTACTCCGTCCTGCTCGACGACGGAACCTACTTCCCTGTGCCGGCCTCGCAGATGCTGCACATTTTCGACCCCGAGTCCTGCAGCGGGACGCGCGGACTGCCAATGCTCCAGCACGCTTGGAATGGGACGCAGGACCTCATGGAGATTCTCGCGCTGGAAGCCCAGGCAGTCAAGGTGCATGCCGACCAGGTTGCAGTCCTGAAGAAGGCCGGCGGCGAGTTCGGGGCCGAGCAGTCGGACGAGCTTCGGACCGGCCCCCAGCGGGACAGCGGGTTCCCCAGCGGGAAGGGCGGCAAGCTGATTTCCCTCGAGCCCGGCGAGGACCTCGACCTGAAGGCGAGCCAGCGTCCCAACAGCAACTTCGTTTCCTACGTCGAGTTCCTCAAGCGCGACATCGCGCAGGGCACGATTCCCTACGAGTTCGTCGACGACGCCTCGAAGCTGGGCGGCGTGTCGATGCGCCTCGTCGGCAGCAAGGCTGCCCGCGCCTTCTCCCGCGTGTCCGACATCCACATCGAGCGCGAGTGCAACCCCTGGTGGTTCATCGTCATCGGCGACGCCATCGAGCGCGGGCTCGTCCGCCGCGATCCGAAATGGACCTCCGTCTCGTGGACCGCCCCCAAGCAGCTCACGATGGACGCCGGGCGCGAGGCCGGGAACGACCGCGAGGACATCGCCGCCGGCCTGCTCACCTTCACCGAGCACTTCCGCCGGCAGGGCTCGAACCTCGACGAGGAGGCCGAGCAGCTCGCCCGCGACTACGCAAGGTTCTACGCACTCGAGAAGCAGTACGGCCTGCCCGAGGGTCTGCTAACCGCCGGACTCCGAAAGGGTGTCGCCTTCATGCAGGAGCCCCTGGACGTCAACACCGCCCGGGTCGAGGCCGGCGCCGAATCCACCGAACAAGCCCCCGAACCCAACCCCTGACACCTTCCCATGCGCTTCCTTCGCAACGCCCTAAGCGGCCGAGAGCCGCTCCTCCTCGAGCCCTCCCGGGCCGTCGACCACGCCCGCCAATGCGAGAAGGTCGGCTTCACCGACGCTATCGAGATGATTTTCGGCAAGGCGCCGCAGGCCTACGTCGAGGACGGCGTGGCTGTGATACCTGTCGCCGGCGTGATCGGCAAGGGTCTCTCGGCGTTTGACCGCATGACCGGCGGCTTCGACCTCGAGCAGCTCGCCCAGGACATCGAGGCGGCCAAGTCTAACCCCGAGGTCAAGGCCGTTATCTTCAAGGTCAACTCCCCCGGCGGGACGGTGACTGGCGTCGAGGAAGCCGGGAACCTCATCGCCAGCCTCGGCAAGCCCACCTTCGCCTTCACGGACGGAGAGATGGCCAGCGCCGCATACTGGCTCGGCTCGCAGGCCGACCGCGTGGTCGTCACGCCCTCCTCGTCCGTCGGCTCCGTCGGCGTCTACTCGGTCTACTACGACTTCCGCGAGGCTCTCGAGTCCGAGGGCATCAAGGCCAAGGTCTTCTCCGCAGGCACCTACAAGGGCATGGGGATTTACGGAACCTCGCTAACGCCCGAGCAGGAGGCCTTCCTGCAGGCCGACGTCGTCGCGATCTGGGACGACTTCAAGGCCGCCGTCACCCGCAAGCGGTCGATGGTCAAGCCCGAGGACATGGAGGCCCAGGTCTTCTCCGGCAAGGTCGCCGCGCAGAAGGGCCTCGCCACCGGACTCGTCAACTCCTTCTCCGAGCTGCTCTCCGCCGTCAAGCAGGCGGTCGCCGCCTGATGCCCCGCGTCGTCTCCGACATCGACGGCACCGTGCTCGAGGACGGCCAGCCTGTGCAGGCCGTGGTCGACTACATCAAGGCGAACTCCGAGGAGGTCGTCTTCCTTACCGCCCGCCCCGAGTCGGAACGCGGCAGGACGGAGGCGGACCTCGGGCGCGTGGGCATCGAGTACGAGCGCCTGATAATGGCGCCCGACGACCTGTCGATGCCTGTCGCAGAGTTCAAGGCCGAGGAGGTCAAGAAGATGCTCGAGGACGACATGCGGGTCGACGAGTTCATCGACGACAACGCCGACAACCGCCGCGCGGTCGAGGCCCTGGGCGTAAAGGTCACGGACCCCAAGCAGATCGGCGAGCCCGGCGACGATTCCGCCTCCGCTTGGGCCGGCGCGTTTTCCGCCCCGCTCATCTTTAGAAACATGGAACCCAACCTCGCGAATCTCCAGCAGACCCCCGAGCAGCTCGCCGCCGACCTCGCGTCCAAGGCCGCCGCCCTCTCCGCCGAGTCCGCCGCCAAGGACGCCGAACTGACCGCCGTCCGCCAGTCCCTCGCCGACGCCACCGCCGCCCACGAGGCCGCGCTGGCCGCCGTCACCGCCGAGCTCGAGACCGTCAAGGCCCAGCTCGCCGACGCCCTCTCCAAGGCCGCCTCGCTCGAGGAAGCCAAGGTCGACGCCGCCGACGAGGCCGCGAAGCTCGCCTCCCAGATGGGCATCGCCCCGCTGGCCGCGACCCCCGCCGCCGAGCCCGAGGCCATCAAGCCCGAGAACATCCTCGCGAAGTACGAGGCCCTCTCCGGCGACGAGCGCCAGGCCTTCTACCGCGCGAACAAGCGCGCCATCTTCGCCGCCCGAAACAAGGCCGACTGACCCCTTTCCCTAACCCACCCTCTAACCTCCCATCATGTCCAACACCATCGACACCGCTCTGATCGTGGACTCCGTCACGGAAGCCACGCAGACCAAGCTCGCGAACCGCCTCGCCGCCCTCAACCTCTTCTCGACCGACTTCTCGTCCGACGTGAAGCGCGCCGGGGACGTCGTCCAGGTCGCCCTCGCCACCGCCGGCTCCACCACCCAGGTCAACCCCACCAGCTTCAACAGCATCGGCGGGTCCACCCTCGACAACGCCGCCGTCACCCTCGAGCACATCTACCAGCCCTTCGGCCTGGCCTACGCCGACATCAAGAACGGCATCCGCCTCGAGCGCCTCATCCAAGTCAACGTCGACGCCTTTGCCGACAAGATCTGGGAGAAGGTCACCACCCACGTCACCGTCGCCAACTACGGCGCCGCCGTCTCCACTGGCGCTGACTCCACGTTCACCGTCGGCTCCGCTGGCGTCAAGGCCCTCTGGGCTGGCGTGAGCAAGTCCGGCCGCAAGGGCCTCGTGGCCAACGCCGGGATCTACTCCAACTTCATCCCGACCTCGACGACCAGCCTGCCCCTGCAGGCCGGCGCCTACGGCTTCGACAACGGCGTCCACTACGCGACCTCCTTCTCCGGCGAGACCAAGCTGGCCGCTTTCGCCTGCTCGCCCGAGGCCGTCGCGATCGCCAGCTCGGCGCCCGCCCTCGACGGCATCGCCGGCGACCTCCTCGTCAACGAGGCCATCGCCCTTCCCAACCTCGGCATGACCGCCTTCTGGACCGTCTGGTCCGACAAGTCGACCCGCAACATCATCGGCGCGGTCGAGGTCATGTTCGGCTCGGCGCCCGGCATCAAGACCGGCACGATGGCGCTCGCCCTCAACCCCTGAGGTTGAGTCGAGTCCCGAACGCAGCCCCCCTCACCGGGGGCTGTTTTTTTGGCAAGTTTTCCAACCCGCCAAAAGTGTATGCTGTACTCGGAGATGCTGGAGGATGCGAAAGCCATCGTCGGCGACATGGCCGACTTGGCGCAGACTTGGACGGCCCCGGGCGGAACCCCCTCTTGGAAGGTGCTCATGGACGTCCCGACGGTCGGGCAGGAGCTCGTGGCCGGCGGATTCAAGGAGACCCTATCCCACGTCGTGATGATCGTCGCCACGGACGCAGCCTGGACGACCTCCACCGGGGCGGCCTGCGCCGCGTCCCTGTCCGCCGGCCAGCCGGTCACCCAGCTCGCCATCGGCAAGCGCCTTGTGGCCGTGCCCCAGGGCAGCAAGGTCTACCGCATCATGGACTCGACCTACCTTCCCGGCTCGGCTTGGGTCGCGCTCCGCGTGCAGGCGGACGACCAGTTCTGATGGCGGTCCGGCCCGGAGGCGTCTCGATCGCGGTCATTCCCACGACCGCCCAGCGGGTCGCGTCCTCGCTCGGCGGGATGAGGTCCTACCTTAACGCCTTCACGCGGGACATGCTGTTCCAGGAGGCCGCGCTGTGCGCGAAGGCCTTCATGATGTTCTCCCCTCCGTTCCCGAAGGGCGGGGGCTCCTCGTTCACCAAGGAGGCCCGCAGGGCTGGCGAGAACGCCGTCAACGCCGACATCCGCTCCTTCGTCGTGCCGGCCACGTCGAACGCGATGGCCATCGCCTCAGACCCCTCGGCCGAGTTCCGCACGTTCCTCGAGTGGAAGGCGAAGCCGCTCGCCGGGAACATCGGCTCGATTCTGCAGAAGATCCACGCGGACCAGGACGCCGAGCGCGCCTTCCGCAAGGCCCGCAACCTCGCGGGCAAGTACCCTTTCGAGGAGCGGAACCTGAAGGACAAGTCGCAGCTGCGCGAGGTCCACGACGGTCTCCGCAAGCGCTACCGTGGCCGAATCCGCAAGATGGGCGGGCCTCCGCAGACCCTGCGCGCGCGGCCGTTCACCCTGGACGAGAAGGCCATCAAGGCCTACGTCAAGGAACGGAAGGCCAAGGTGGGCATGCTCAACTCCGGCTGGTGGTCAGTTATAACCAAGGTTCCCGCGATTCGCATCCGTGGGGCCGACCGCTTCGCCGGCAGGACCGGCATCCCGCAGTGGGTCAAGCGCCACTCGGGGGCCCTGGGCGTCTTCCACAACGGCGTCGGCGCCGTGACCACGACCCAGTCCTACGTCGAGATCATCAACCGAATCGGCGACATCAACGGCATTGCGACCGAGGTCCGCTCGCGGGAGAAGGTCATCGGCTACCGAAAGAGCCAGATCGCGCGCCGCCCTTGGCAGCGATTCATCGACCAGGCTTGCCTTGCGGCGAGCAGGGGACAGCGTCCAACTTAACATGGGAACCAAATCAATTAGGGAAATCGTCGAGGCCGCGTGCGTCTCGCACCTGTCGGCCCAGGGCATCACAGGCTACCAAATCCTGCCCGGCATGAATCTCGCCATTATCGACCCGCCCTTCGTGGTCGCGAGCGTCGAGGCCGTGTCGAACATCCCCGACATTCCAGAGGGTCTGGGAAACTACCTCGTCACCCTGACCGTGCAGATCATGACACCCACCGGGGACCCCGGCACCGAGGCGACCGTCCTCGCCGCCCACCGTGCGGTCTCCGAGAAGGTGGCCAGCGCCTTCGACGACCTCGCCGGACTGCAGGCAGTATTCACCTCGCAGGGGGACGCCTCCCTGTACGACATCACCTTCGGAACCATCTCGGACGGCCGGGCGGAGAGGTTCCTCGGGACCACGGTCAACTACGAGGTCGAGTGCGTCCTCGCCGGGTAGTTTTCCGTCCGGCTCATTTGTAGACCACCATGCCCTCTCCCACTATCAAAGGTACGGCCTTCGCCCGGGGCATCACCGGGACGGTGACCGGGATTCGCCTCCAGTCCTACTCGATCTCCGTCGCTCCCGCCAATACCGAGGAAATCCCCGACCAGGACGGCTACGTCGAGGGCGTCATCATGTACGACACCCGGAAGACCTTCACCTTCGAGGGTTTCGTCCCTACCCCCGAGGCCGTCAACCTGAGCTACGGCACGGACCTCTCCTTCACCGGGCAGGCCGGCGAGTCCTTCTCCGGCTTCCTCGTGAGCTACGAGGAGCGCGGACAGGTCAAGGGCCAGACGGTCGTCTCCGGCACCGCGACCGAGTACGAGGGCATCTAACCCGCTTCGGGGCCGGTAAACTGGCTCCAGCCCCTCGCCGGCTTGTGTGCTCCGGCGGGGGGTTTTCTTTTGGCTGGCTGGCGGACTTGACTGTTGCCTGACTCCCCTTGCCTTGGGAATGTCGATTCCCCTGCAGAGATTCCATTCTGCGGGGGGTATCCCACCCAATCCGACACAACACCCGCACAAATGGACAAAAGGTTTCTGAGGGCATTTTTGACCCCTTCCGAGACGGTCATCGAGGGATACCGTCTTTACCCCTGGTGCCTCAAGCACCGTATCTGGCTGGACGGCATCGAGTCCCCGCTGATGCGCCCCGAGGAGCCTCTGAGCGTGGCCGACCTCATCCTGGCCCTGCAGATCTGCTCCGAGCGCCCAGTCGGCCGGCTGAGCCTTCGGGAGCGCTGGTTGGCCTACCGACTGCACGCCGACCGGGAGAGGTTCAAGCGGGCCTGCGCCGCCTTCGTCGACCACATGGACACGGCCCAGCGCTGGCCCAAGTTCCTCGAGAGGAAGCGCACCGGGGAGCCCGGGGACGGCGGGGTGCCTTGGCAGCTCGGGGTAGTGACAAACCTCGTGAAGAATGGGGTCAGCCTGGAGGACGCCCTGCAGATGCCGGAGCCCAAGGCCATATGGCTTTCGTCCGTCTTCGCCATTCAGGCAGGCGCCAAGCTGGACATTCTCTCGACCGAGCTCGAGGAGCTCATCGACTCGGGGGCGTTTGACGAACCGCCACAGGTACAGGAGAACAAATGAGCCAGTCCCTCAATTTCCGCATCACAGCAAATGACCAAGCGTCGAGGGTCGTGACCGAGGTTCAGAAGAAGGTCCTCGACTTCGGGAAGGACATCGGCCGCTCAATCACCGCAGTCGTCGGGCCTATGGCAGTTGTAGGCCTAGCCTTCTCGAAGGTGCAGCAGAAGATGGCCGACATGAAGCAGGCAGCCGATGACGCGTTTAAGTGGGGCGCCGGACTAACGCGTCAGGCCGCGAATCTAGGCCTTACGGTCGAGCAGTTACAGAAACTGCAACAGGTGGCGGACGCGACAGGCGTCCCGCTTGAGAAGGTGGCCGAGGCCTTCAAGGAGTCGCAGAGGGTCATCGAAGCCGCCAAGCGCGGCAACGCCGAAGCCATCGAGGGGCTAAACGCCCTCGGCATCTCGGCGCAAGACCTGGCTGACTTGACTCCAGAAAAGGTAATCGAGGCCATGGGCAAGGCCCTTGTGACCATCGAGGACCCGACCAAGAAGGCCACCGCAGCCTTCGCCCTTTTCGGCGAGCAGGGAAAGAAGCTGGTCGACACTCTCGAGAGGCTTAGAAAGTTAACAGAGGTTCCGGTGATGCCTGGTCTGACTCCCGAGGAGGCCGAGTTCCTTCGCGATCAGGAGTTGGCAGAGGAGGGTGAGAAAAACAAAGAGCGACTCAGGCTTGCAAGGCAGTCGGCCGTTGAAAGGTTTTTGGAGACGGACGAAGGGAAGAAAATTGTTGAGCGTGAGCGCTCCAAGGAAAGACGTCAGGCTCCACTCGGGGCTGGTATGCCTGGTGGCGGCGCCTTATCTGCCAGCGGGTCTCTAAGCGTCTCAACCCTAGCCCAAAGGAAAGAAATCCAAGACGAGGCTCTTCGCAGGCTAAAGAAAGGTCCGGAGGCCCCTCCCACACCCGAGGAAACCGCAGCCGGCGAAGGTCTGGTCACCCTCGGCGAGGAGCGCCAGGCCAAGCCCGAGAAGGTCGCCAAGCCGGCGAAGCCCGAGGAGCCTGTCCGCCCCGAGGCCGAGGCCGTCACCGTTTCCTCCCTTCGCCAGATCGGCGGCGCGCTGGCCGGCGAGGTCGTCGGCGGCGTGGACTACCAGCAGCTACAGGTCGACCTCCAGCGCGAGATGGTCCGCCTTCTCTCCGAGGTCTCGAACAACCTCAAGCCCGGCACCGACCCGACCAAGGGCTCCTTCGATAACGTCAACCCCGCAGCCGTGGGCCCCAACGCCAAGATCGGCTTCGCATAATTTCCAATCATGCCACTAATCAAGAAAGGCGACCTCTCCCTGAAGCCGATTCCCGGCTGGGTAATCGACGAGGACGGCGAGGGACTCGTGACCTCCCGAGTTATTTTCAAGGGGCAGAAGTCCGCCGCCGGCTCGAAGCCTCGGCAGCTCGACCCTCACCCCTTCGACCCGACCCTGCTCTGCTACAAGTGCTCGACGCAGAGCGACGGCCAGACCGTCACGGTGACCGCCGAGTACGTCGGCATCGCCTCTGGAACGACGACCGGCATCCGCTGGGGCTCCGACACCTCGTCGAGCGTGAACCCCATCCAGGCGCACCCGAACTTCAGCAAGGCGACATGGTCTCCCAAGCCCTTGCGCGACTACGGCTGGGACGACGAGAAGGGGCTCTTCCCAGACGGCGACATCGAGGCCGGCACGGCTGGGCTCCTCGGCGTCCGCTCGTTCCTCGCCCCCGAGCAGACCGTCTCCGGCTTCTTCTACACCTCCGACAAGGAATGGCTGCAGAAGTGGCTGGACGGCGTGGCCTGCACGGTCGAGGCGCTGCCGGGAGACGAGGGCGCGGTCGTCACGAAGAACTTCAAGCCGGCCTCGGCGAACCACGACCGCAAGGCCTTGCTGGCCAGCGTCAGCTACGAGCAGTACGCCCACGTCTACAAGGTCAACTTCACGGTCCGCATCGCTAGCGGGGGCTGGAACAAGCTTGTTTATAACCGAGCCCCGACCCAGTAATGGCGCTCATCAACCCAGGCGTCGGGCTGGTTCACTCGGTGGGCCGGGACGGAATCGGCATCGAGATTCTGCCTGTCGGCGGAACCGGCTATCACCCCTTCTACGTGCGGCTGGTCAAGATCGCTAGCGCCTGGCACTTCAAGGTTACTCCCGGCACGGTCAACAGCCAAGTCCCGACGCTGGACGGCACCCTGCTCGACGCTAACCCCGCTCCCTCAAAGTCCATCGGATCGGCCTCCGGCTACGTCTACCTGGACATGACCTACACCGAGGGCTCGGGATTCCCCGACACCTTCACCGTCGAGTACGACACCGCAGTACCCGCAGACACCGACACAAAGGCCCACGTCGCGCTGGCCTACATCGACTTCTCGGCGGCCACCCCCAAGAAGACCGCGCAGTACGTCTCGACCTCCCTGTGGGGCGAGAGGCTGAAGTGCGGCTCGAGCACCGCCGAGTACTACTTCTCCCGCGCCTAATGGGCACGATTGTCTCCGGCAACCTGTTCGCAAAGACCTTCGCCAACGGAGGCCGCAGGACGGCGGGAGCCTTCACCTATCTGTCGCAGGCGCCCATCACCTCGCAGGTGACCGACTCGGTGGACATCCCCTCGCTTGCCCCACAGCATCGGACCATCGACGGCAACTCCCGGCACCTGTTCAAGAACTACCCCGGCGAGGTCGTCCGCAAGATAAGGACGGACAGGCCCGACCGACCCAGCGAGGCCGTGCCGGCGGAAAACATCGGCACGCTGGCGCTGCGCCTCACCTCCTCGAGCACCTGGAGGTACGCGAACTTCACGACCCCGGACAGCGACTACGAATCCGTCCTGCTTTCCCTGGACACGCTCGACTCGGTGGTCCAGCGGTCGGACTATTGGACAGGCGGGGACGACGAGCACTACGACGCGGTGACGCTCTACCAGTCAATCTACAGCCCGACTTACCCTGGCGACCCGACGCCCTACGAGCTGAGGGAAACCCAGATTTCCCGGGACGCGGACGCCACCGGGCCGAGCACAGTCTCCTTCTCCTCGTCGCGTGTTTCCGTGCCTGTGACGACCGGCATCGCCTGGGCCTACAACGGCACGACCGGCCCGGGCGGGGGTGACTACACGGACTACACGATCTACGCCGTCTTCACGAGCAAGGCCGACTACCTCGACCTAGTGGGAAGCGGAGTCGACTACACCGAGCAGTACGAGATACTCGCCCGCCACGACACCCAGTCGGCGCAGGGCCTGGCAGCCTTCCCGGCCTTCAAGCCTCAGACCGCCGACTACCCCAGCTGGGGCTCCCCGCAAACCGAGGACACGATACCCTTCCCGAAGCCGACCCCTGTCGCGCCCTACACCTTCACCCCGGACGCGACCTGGAAGGGCGCCGGGATGGTCTTCAAGTCCGAGGTCTCCGCGCAGTTCGTCTACACCAGCCCGGCCTCCTGCGACCGCCGCTGGTTCGATGGGACGGAAATCGAGGTCAAGGTGAAGTACAAGAAGGCCGAGGTCACGCGCGGCACCTTCGGCTTTGTGCAGGGGGTCGGGGGATTCCCCGCCGTCATCGGCTCGTGGGTCGACGCCGGCGAGGAGACGAAGACCCTCACCCTTCCGGCCTATTCATCCTCCAAGCAGACCGTCGGCGCCTCGTGGGACCTCCCCGAGATCACAGGCTACATCGTGGCCGTCGACGACATCATAATCGAGTCTGTCACCTAGGCATTTTCCTAAACCCCATAAGTAGCGACAACCCTCGATGGCCATCAACACGACCCACCGCCTATTCATCGACGCCGAACGCAACGTCGCGTACGCGGCTTGGAACAACTTCAGCCAGGCGCCGGTGCCTGTCTTCTACCACGGCGACACCGCCCGCTTCGAGCTGCACCTCGTCCGCTCGACCGGCAGGGGCGACTTCCCGATGGAGGACGTCGGCTTCCAGACCGGGACTGTGACCGTGGCCGTGGGCCGCATCAACGCCGTGCCAACCTCGGGCAAGTTCCACCTCTCCTACGGCGGCTCCGAGACCACCGGCCTCGACTACAACGCGACCGCCGCCCAGGTGGCCGCCGCCCTCAACGCCCTCGCCACGGTGACCTCCGACGGCGGGTTGACCGTCGACAAGGTCGGCGAGGTCTACCGCGTCAAGTGGACGACCTACGGCAACAAGTCCAACATCTCCGGCCGATCGTCCTCCCTCGCGCCCACCTCAACCGTCAAGGTCGAGCACGCCGTCGAGGGCACAACGACCCACCACGAGCTCGTCTACATCCACCTCGTCCAGGAGCCCGCCGGCGAGGGGAACAGCTTCTCGGCCCTGTCGGCCCCAGCCGCCACCGTCTCGAGCGGCGTCCTTACCGTCCCGCAGACCGCAGTCGCCGGTTCCTACACCCTCTCTCTGACGAACGGCTCGCCCTCCCTCACGGCGACCACCCTCGCGATTCCCTATAACGCCTCCGAGCAGGCCATCGCCGAGGCCATCGTCGCCGCCGTCAACGGCCAGTCCGGCTGGTCTGACGCCGCCGCGACCGTCACCCGCACGTCCGCCGAGAAGCGGTCAATCTCAGTGACAGCCGTCAACTCGACCACGACCTACACCCTGACCGTCGCGCTCGGCGCCTCGTCCCTTGTCGGCGTCTCCGGCCTTGTCGGCGACGTGGACTTCGACGGCGCCCAGGCCTTCGTCTACCTCGACGGCGAGGAGCAGACCGAGTGCTTCCTCGAGGTCGAGTTCAAGGACGCCGGGAACCTCGCCCAGACCTACCTTCAAATCCCCTGCCTCCTCCGAGGCCAGGTCATCACCTGATAAACAATGCCCACCATCTACGAGCCCCAGTTCGAGCAGATCGCCGGCGCCGACTTCTACGCGACCGCCGTCTACGCGCCCCCGGTCGGCGGGCTGGCGAACCTCATCGGCTGCACCCTCACGACCTCCATCCAGGACACGGTCGGCACCGAGCACGAGCTGGTCGCCTCGATTGACGTCACCGGCCTCAACCTCACCTTCTCCGCCTCCGAGACCGAGACCTGGAAGTGGGCCGGCGGGCTGGCCTACTGGGACATCAACGTCTCCAAGGACGGCCTGTCGATTTACACGAACAAGATTCCCTTCACGGTCACCCGCCCTGTCACCACGCCGCCCTTCGCGAAATGAGCCTCACGATCACCGTCAACGGCGGGGGCACCTTCACCGCTGGCATCACGAGCGGGCCCGCCACCTTCACCGCGAACTTCGGCTCGGTCCCCGGCCCGCAGGGTGACACAGGCCCCGCAGGCCCGACCGGCCCCGCAGGAGCCGCCGGCACGGCCGCCTCCGTCACCGTCGGCTCGGTCGTCACGCTCGGCCCCGGAGACCCCGCGACAGTCGTCAACTCCGGCACCAGCTCGGCGGCCATCCTCGACTTCGGAATCCCCGAGGGCATCCAAGGCGCGCCCGGCGTCGTCGCCGCCACCGCCCCTCTCAGCTACACGGCGGGCACCCAGACGGTCAGCATCGACACCTCCGGCTTCCTGCTCAAGGCCGACAACCTCTCGGGGCTTGCGAACCTCGCTACCTCCCGCACCAACCTCGGGCTGGGGACGACGGACACGGTAAGCTTCGGCGAGGTTCGCATCCCCTCGCCCGACAATCACGCCAAGCTGGACGTGTACATGTGGCGTCCGTTCAGCGCCGCCCACGGCGACTTTGGCATCGAGTACCGCGGGGACAAGATCAAGTTCGCCGACGCCAGCGAGCAGACGAGCGCCTATGTCGGAGGCGACCTCAAGGCGGCCTCCAACCTGTCCGACCTCGCCTCGGCCTCGACCGCCCGCACGAACCTCGATGTCTATTCCAAGTCGGAATCGGACGGACTAGTCCCCGACGCCTCGACGACCGCCAAGGGCAAGGTCGAGCTCGCGACCGACGCGGAGGCCGTGGCGGGGACAAGCTCCACGCTGGCGGTCACGCCCGCCGCCCTCCGTGCGATGGTCACCTATCCGGGCCTCACCGCCATCACGACCTACTCGCTCACCGCCGCGACCAGCGGGGCAAGCGCATCGTCCTTTAGGCAAGGAACGAGCAACGGCTGGGTTGTTCGAGGCCCGACCACGGCAATAGGCTACGCCGTCGGCAAAACAGGGTTGGTCAACAGCCGCAGGGGCGGCGAGTTCACATCCCGCCTCGATTGGTCGAAGCCTTGCGCCATCACCGCCCGCTGCACGCTCAACCCCAACGGAACCATCGACGCCAACTCAATCTTCCGGATGTCGGTCGGAAAAGGCACAGCCGACAACGCAGGGGACATCTCGAGCGGTGACGGCATTCAAATCAAGGTCGCAGGCGGCGGGGCCATCCAGCTCCTAGCATGTGCTAGCGGAACGGTCACCACCGTAACCTCCTCCTTCACGCCGGTCAACGACGAGACGTTCGATGTCGGCATCCATTCCGACGGCAGCGGCAATGTGACCCTTTATGTCAACGGCTCGTCCGTCGCCACCACAACCGGCGGCCCTACCACCTCCTCTGCCCTGGCCTACAACAACGCCTGGCACATCGAGGTCGAGAACATCAACACGCTGACCGACTCCTTCGCCGCCTACTGCGTCAACAACGCCTACATTCACTCCGAAGGCTGATGAAAACCTACCGCATCACCAACCTGCTCGGCGGCATCGACGCCTCGACCTGCCCGCCCGCGATCGTCTCCGCCCTCTGGCCCTCCTTCGACGGCTCCTGGCCCGTGACCCTCTCGCCCTCCGAGTGCCTCGTCACCGTCCCCGACTCGGCCCCCGCCCCCGCCGACCTCGGCCCGCTGGTCAAGGTCGAGCTCGTCACCGCCTAACCAAAATACGGCCCACCTTAAAACGGTCTAAACCGATTCAAAACAGCCTTTAAATCAGCCAGCCCAAGACTTCAGATTAGCCAGACTCGATAAAGCCGACTAACTTCCACATAACTCCCTCCCATGCTCTACCTC